ACACTTGCCTCATTGATCATACCACGCTCTTCGCGTAGTTGTTTTTCTGTGTTTTCTAACAGAACAGCGGTAACAGCCTTTCTATAATTGTCCTTGATAGCGCCAGCGCCTTCATGACCTAGAACAGGGTTCCACTTTTCTGTCAGAGCTTGTGCGTTAAACATTAGTTTGCTCCGATTTAAAAAGGGGGGTTATTATTTGGACCAGCGATCGAGTGCCGAGAGGTATGCTGCAATTGCAGGTGATACTTCTTCTGCACCCTCTACTGGGGTTTCATCAGCAACCGATGCGGGGGCAGCGATTGACTCTTTGAAGTAAGACTCCTTGATGGTTTTAACCTTCTTGGAGAATGACTCTTCGGAGACAAACTCTAGACCCTCAGCAAGTGCTGCGAGTTTTTCTTTTTGAGTATCTGCTAGTCCTTCCGAAACTGTGTTCAGAATGTTTAGTTTTGCAGACTCGTTAAGACGATTCTGTAGTTTCACATTAGCTTTGACCTGTTCGTCAAGGCGCTCTTCCATCTCACGAATTGATTCAGACATACCTTCTACCACATCGACCTTATCGTCGGGGATTGCGATATAGTGCTCTTCAAAGAGACCCTTAAGACCTGCAATGAAGTCTTCGGTGATCTCATTTCTGATGCCACGGTCAATAGCAACTTGATTTTGCTCCATCCATTGACCGATAGCGTAGTTCACTGTGCCGTCTACTTCCTCGGAAAGCTCTGCCTTAGCAGCAGCTACTTGCTTATCGAGTTCAGCAGCAAAGTGCTCTACAAGTCTGTCATACTCTTCAGAGATTTTCGCTTTGACAGCAGCCTCAAAAATGGTCTTTGCTTTCTCAGCGAACTCTTCAGAGAGTTCTGTGCCTTCTACAAGAGCGGCAACGTCAGCGGAAACATCGAGGGACTCAAACGAAGGTTTGATTGGATAACCAACTGCGCCACCCATGCTGGTTCCATATGCTACATCAGCACCAACTGAAGGTTGGGTTCCTTGATCACCAGCATCTTTTTTAGCAGCGAATTGAGGATCGCCAGATACTTGCGAAATAGGTGCTGCCGCTTTAGCGCCAGGATTCTCTTCCCCGTCATCATCGTGCTCGTGAGGAGTTGTAGAAGTGCCGCCTAAATCAGCAGCAGCTTTCTGTCCAGGAGCAACGCCTGGTTGAACTGAGGGCATAGGATCCTTTCCGCCAGCATTTGAAGTCTGTGCGTCAGAAACCTGAGAGGGATCACTACCAGTGCCAGGGATAACGTTAGCAGAAACCGTTGGCATTGGATCGCCAGCTTCCACAATCACCTTTTGCTCGGTAACGAACTCCTCAAATTTTTCGTTTAGCATATCTGACATTTGAGTTTACCTCGTAATTTCCGTATAATTAATCTAAGTTTATTTATGAAATCATAACTTTCCGAGAAAATCCTCAAACACCTTGAGGGTTCTCTCTTCCAGATCACGACGAGATTCGTCGATGTATCTGCGGTATTTATCAACTTTTGCTTCCTTAAGAATTCCGTTATCCCAGACCCACTCTTTACCTTCCATAATTCCGTTGACAAATGCGTCAGGTGCGGAAGGATCTGCTACAATATCAGCAGCAGTGGTGAGCATAAAGTCATCGCGGACAACTGAGATACCTTCTGATTTTTCGATGCTTCCCATACCACGAGAGGAAACACCAAGTTGAACGCCTTCATCAAGAAGTGACTTGGCAATCTTACCCATTGGAGTATCAAGGATTTGTGCCTTGCCCATGAAGTTATTACCTTCAGCACGGAGACTTACAATTCTGTGTGATACTCTATCAAGGTTGATGGTAGGACCATCAGGATGACCCAACTCACCAAGAGCACGTTTGGTTTTTACATACTCTTCGTTGTATCTCTCTACCTCGCGGTTGAGAACATCGAATGGGTATCTGCGACCATTGCGATTTGTTAGTTCTGATTGAAGAAAGACACCCTCGATGTAGAGTAGTTTCTTTCCGTCCTTTTCTTCAGTAAGAATTTGAACGTCTTCAATCTGTTCCGTTATCAGTTTCATCGGTTTCGGTCTCGGTTGGTTCATCAAAGAATGTCTTCGCAACAACCTGCTTATAAGTTGCCATGGCATCAGATGCCTTAGCAAAAAGCAAATCGTGAATAGCATCAATAGCAGATGCCCTGTCATTGTCGCTGATCTTATCAACGATATTTACAATGCCAGGTTCAGGGTTATGTTGTTCCATAATAACAATTCAGTATATTTTATTTATTGTTTGAAGAAGGTGAAGGCATTTGACGCGCTTTCTTTACTTCACGATCTACACTATCATCAGCAGCTGCTGCTTCTCTTTCAGCAGAATCTTGTGCCTGAATCTCACCAATCTCTGGTTGGAATGCAGTGTTTTGCTGAGACATAGTATCCAGCATATTTGTTTGTGCTGGATCAATAGCAAGTCCTGCGTCAATCTCTTTACGCATTTGCTTATCCATCTCAATAAACTCTTTGTCTTTCTGACCGAGGATAGTGCGACGGACATACTCGATAGAGAAATATTTACCAACAAATGGATCCATCTGAGTGACAGACATCATACGCTGGTTCATCATTTCAATTTCTTTTAGTTCGTTGAAATGATTGTCGAAGAGATAATCGTATTGAATATGCTCCTTCATATCATCCCAATCTTCGGGTGAGATGATACCCTTGAGGATTAGTTGGGTCTTGAGAATATCGTCGAATAGTTCGCTGAAACGCTTGCGGAGACGACCGATGAACTTAGTAAACTTGAGTTCATCCCTGAGAACTTCAGTGGTCTTACCAAGATTAAACCCTTTGTTGTCATCAGTAAGGCGGGAAGGTGGTAGGTTGAGTGAGTTGTAAAGTTTCTTTTTAAAATACTCAACGTCCTTGAGTTCACCAAGGTTTTGACCGCCTGGGAGTGTAGTGATTTCAGTTCCTCTGCCACCTTCACGGCGAGGTAACCAGAAGTCCTCAAGCATTGACATATGCTTTTTATCATCACGCATCTCTCCTGTTTGCGCGTCATAGACAAGTTTGTTTCTATAGCGCGACATAACATCACGCAAGTATTGTTCTGCTTTTACCTTAGGTAGATTGCCTACATCGATGTAGAAAATTCTACGTTCTGGTGCGCGTGATAGTCTGTAGATAACAAGACTATCTTCAATCATGCGGAGTTGATTGAGAGACTTGATCGCTTTGTGGAGGAAACCAAGAACCATTTTCTTGTTTAGATCTTGGAGTCCTGAAGGAACAAAGGTGATCGAGTCAACTGCCATCTTCACTCCTTGTGACAGAGACATATCACCAATTGGTCCCAGAACACCTCCCTTGTAAAATCCTTTTGGGTTGTACAGATAGTAATCAACAAACGTACCATATTCATACTCAAGCGCCGTGCCTTTGATTGCTGCTTTCGCTAGAGAATCTTTTGGAGTATTGTCAATTTTCTGACGGACCTTCTTGATCTTCATTGGATCAATATAACGAAGTTCCGTAATACCTTTCTTTGGATTATCTAAATCAATAACTTTATGGTAGAATAATCTGCCGTCTATGTACCAAGTTCTAACAATCTCATGTGCGCGATTGTCAAAGTTAAGGAGACGTTTGATATAATCAAACTCATCTCTAATTCTTTTCTTTACTCCAGCACCGACTTGTAAATTATCTAAGTTAATTTCTACTGGTGAATCGTATGCGTCGCTAACAATAAATTCGTTAACAACCTCGTCTACCGCACTATCCACCTCAGGGTGAATTGCCATGTCACGATACCTACGAATCATCTCAAACTCATTGCGAGCTTGGTTATCCGTATCTACATATGTTCCATAATACCCACCTGCGGCAACGGCAATGGGTTCATCAGCAGAAGGAGGGACAGGGGATTGCCCCTTCTGTCCCTCCTTTCTATTGATCTGGAAGCCAAATAATTGACTCATGATTATCTATTCAATAGTTGGACGCTCCAACTATTTATCAACCTTCAACTTGATAGTTTCCAGTGACTACTTCCCAATACTGATATTGGAAGTCAACTGTGAAGTCTTCAATCTGATCATTGCTGTCATATGCAAGATCAATTTGAGAAACACTGGTTGGGAATGCATCTCTGAAGACATATTCTCTGATGACAGAACTTGCAGAATCTCTTTCAAGTTGCTTAACTTTTAGGTCTGCAGTATATCCAGAACCATTGTTTGGAATGAATAGATCTGAAACGTTTCCTTTGTGTGAGTTGATTGCTTCCAACCAACGCTCCATGTAACCACGAACCTTGAAGTCCCTATCGTTGATGAACGTTACAGTCCAGTTATCAAATGTACGGTCTCCCGCAATTTTAACAACTCTTCCTCTGAATGGAATTTCAATAGTTCCTAAGTTTGAAGCAGGAATACCAGCAGACTTACATAGAATGTCTACGATATCTTTGTTATCTCCAGTTGGATTATCTGGGTGATTTGCTGGGAACTGAAGGTCAACAAGGAATAGATTGGGTTTTACACCTTGTTGAATCTTTCCCAAAAATTCTGAAACACTACTTGTGATAGCCATTTTTTATTTACCTCTTGTGTGATGTTTGTTAGGAAAAAAGATCAACCAGCAACTGTGCCGACTACTTCAGAGAACGAGACACCAGTTCTCGTTGCCGTGAATGTAACGGTGATGTAGTTGATTGAGCGAACTGGCTTAAGATAGATTTCAGCAACAAATTCATTTCTATCAATAACCTCTGCGGTGTTGTTTGACTCATCACAAACAACTAAGAAGTCGGTTAGACCTCTCTTTGCCTGAATTTCTGAAAGGTAAGAACCAACAGTTGCGGCAAAACCAGCACGAGTTGTAGTATCATTCTGCTCAAAGAGTACTCCCTTAGCAGCATCTTCAACTCTCTTCTCAATGTTGAGGAATAGACGACGAACATTGATTCTATCAAATGCCGATGGTGCAGAAAGTGCAGTCTTATCACCAAAGAGAACAGTTCCAGTACCTGGGAAAGTTACGATTGGATTAATTCTTGCTTGATAGAGTTCGTCTCTATCTGCCTTGTTTGGATTCCATGCAAGCTTAACAACGTTTCTTAGTGATCCTCTGTTTAGACCAGCAGGTGAAATCCAGTCATACTGAATGCTGCTTGTTCTTACACAGAGTCCAGCAAGATCTCCGTTTGTTCCGACCCAACGGAATTTATCATTGAAACGATCATACATGTACTTGATACCGCTACCAAGAATTGTGTATGAGTTAGAACCAATTCCATTTAAGAAATTGATGGTCTTTGTTCTTTGTTGTGATGCTGATAGTGCAGTACCACCACTTCCAACTTGATTTCCGACATAAGGAGAAACAACAGCAATGCAATCCTTTCTTGAAGTTGCAACACCAACAACAGCAAGATATTTAGATTTAGTATTGCTTTCATCTGAAAGTGAACCGCCACCAAGAACAAAGTCAATATCAGTTACTTCTGTATCTAAGAACAGGTTATATGCTGTAGTAGCATCTCCAGAGTCATATGCAAATGCGGTAGTTCCATCAGTACCGCCAGCTAAAGTTTCAACTTCCGAAGCAACAGCAAAATTGCTTGCTACTGAATAAGCAAGTTTAAAATAAACTGGGGAAGATGAAGTGGCACCAAGAGCAGTTGATGCCTGATACCAATTTACTCCTGCATCTGTTGAATTTGGAGCACCTGCAGCAGATAAAGAATCTTTGTGGAAAATATAATCTGAATCTGAATTGATTACATCCTTGAAGTAAATAAGAGCACCAAGATCGTTCTTGGCATCTGTTAACTTAGAAAGATATGTTAGTCTCTCTACGATGTCATTGGTTGCTGTATCAATAACGGCAACATGAACTTCATCGCCAAAGATAAATCTTTCTCTTGCGAAGTTTGAAGTTCCTGGGCGAGGAGCAATAGCACTTAGAGCAATTGTCTGACCAGATCCAACTTCTACTGTTGCATTGGTGTACCAATCTTCTGCAGTGGCGATGTTAACATCAGTTCCTCCGTTCTCCCAAGTATCTCCAACAGAGGCAACTACACCTTCTTCGTTAAAGATAACAGTTAGTTTCTTGGTTGTTGTATCCCACGCGACAACTTCAACATTTTTTGCTACGCCACCAACATTAACAACACCAGCAGACCCAGCAGATGGAACATTAGTATCAGGAACTTCTGCAAGAGTTAGAACTTGATCAGCACCTCTATCTACAACAACAACCTTGTAGTTGTTTGCCCAAGTACCAGCACTTTTTGCGATGAAAGCATTTGTTCCACCAAGACCTGCTTCAAACTCCTGACTATTCTTTACAAGAACTGCAGTTGATGAAGCGGCATTTAGAAGTCCATCATTGTTAATTCTGACAACTGCCAGTCTACCACCATATGCAAGATACTCAGAAGCAATAATCCAGTCTTCTGCATTCTTGTCAACTGGAGTGCCAAAAGTGTCAACTAATTCGCGCTCTGTGGAGATGTTGACGATCTCTCCTACAGGTCCTTTTTTGAAGGTGCTTGCAATTGCTCCAGTGATATCAAGTGCTCCAACGATAGTAGCACTTGATAATTCTCTTTCTTTAATTACTACACCAGGCGAGACTTGACTTGCCATGTTTTTCTCCTTAGATATTCCAAATTTATCTAAATCTATTTAGATTTTTGGTGTGCTCATAGGTGGTGAACAATGCATGAACTACCAGTCTGGGTATTCCCAATCAACAAATGGATCTCTCTTTTTCCTTGATTCTATTACTCTTTTTACTGTGCATTCTTTACATTCGTAAGCATATGCTGACGGATGACCTTTCTTGCTTTTTCTTGTCAGATAAAACTCAGAGATCAAGTCCTTCTTCTCTCCACAAGATCTACAGACCCTTTCTCTGAAAAGAAGATGTTCCAGACTGAACTGATCCCCAATATCCATCAGTAGTTCCACATATAAGAGACTTCTTCTTGGGTGTTCCCATACTCCCACAGATTGCCGTCTGCATCAATGAAGGTATCGTCACCCATACCATCATCAATAAACCCAAAAGGAGCCATGTCTTGCTCAATTTGATTTCTCTGCTCCTCATAGATCCTCCTTCTAATATCTTGGTCAGTCATCTCTTTGAAGTATTCTTGCATGACTAACCATGCGAAGAGAACCATGCACATTACAAGGTCATCATGATATCCTTCGTCTGCTTCCCATGCTTGCTTCTTCTGAACAAATGTGGTAAGTTCTTGGAAGATTTGGAAGTCGTTAAAGATAAGTTTGTCTTCTTCAATAATTGCTTTAAGGTTAGCACAACCAATCTTCTTGACGGTCACGCTCATCTTTACACCCAGTTGTGTTTTGTTTCCAGAGAATCCTTGTCCGACGATCTGACCTGCTCTGCCACGCATAGCACACATAAGGACGTTAGGATACTCAAGATCGTAGTTCAGGGTAGCAGCAATACTATCACCGATGTCATTTACTTCTACCAGAACATAAGGATTGTTATACTCTTTACATACTTGGAAGATTACCGAGGGAAACAGTACAGGTTTAATCTCATTATTTCTGTACTTCGCAACGATCTTATACGGCATCGTGGTGATATCAAACACGATAAAAGCACTGTAGTCACCACCGATACCTCTGGCAACGTCCACAGTAACAATATATTCGTGATCGTTTTGCACTCTCTCATACACGTCAAGTCCTGCATTGCTAGCGATGGGGTCTGCGAATGGAATAGTTTGTAGTTTGGATGGACTGATAAGAGTATCAGCAGATCCAAGGAAGTCGCACTCAAACTCCTGCGCGAACTGTCTTGGGGAAGTGTTCTTAATTGTTTCTTCTTTCCACTTGGAGTCCCTTCCTGGGACCTGTGACCAGTGGACTTCGTTAGTAACATATCCATTCTTACCACGCCTTGCATCTTCCCACATCTTATAGAAGTGGTTCATGCCATTTGGCGTTGAGATGATTATGACTTTCGTTGATTTACCAGAAGTAATAGTAGGATAAACAGAGGCAAAGAATTGCTCCGCAACATGGTTTGGAACGAAGGCGAATTCGTCGAGGAAGAGAATATTGAACGACATGCCTCGGACAGCACTCGCAGACGTAGAAGCTGCCAATATCTTACTGCCATTTTCTAACTCCACATTACCTTTGTTCCATACCAATACACCATGCTGCATCCACTTTGGCAAGTTTTCGTAAGCAAGTTGTAATCTTCCTAATAGTTCCCTGGCAGTAGATGCCTTGTTTGCAAGAATACCGATGTTAACACTATCATAAAAAATTGCGTAATAAAGAAGATAGGCAACCACAGTGGTACTTTTACCAGTTTGTCTTGGGAGCTTTGCGATGTTGAATCGGTTGGAGTGGAAGTCCTCCAAGATTTTCTTTTGAAAATCATACATTTCAAAGGGAACAAGTCCCTCGTCGAGAGAGATAATCTTTATGTAGTTCATCGCAAAGTAGACGGGATCATTCTTGCACTTGATCCATTCGTCAATCTGTTTCTTTGTAAAATTGATTGGAGTACCCGCCTTCTTCAGGTTCGGGTTACCCAAATATACATCGCTACCAGTTGCCAAAACAAAAACCTAGTTCACCACTAGTATTTATCTTTATTCTCGTCTTCTAAATTTTCTAAAAATTCCAGTCGTTTTTTCCATGTATCTCCACCTTCCATTCCTCTTACTGGATTGATACAAGTATTATCTCCTAGGTTATTGCAAACAAGACCAGCAAGATCTAGATCATTGCCTTTAGCACCAGTGCCAGACCAAATATGTATGCCATTAATCCAGACAGCATGACATTTGGGGCATTCTTTTCTTTGTAATTTAAGATCAGACAGTTCCTTATCGTTGGTCATCTTTTAATTCCTTTGCGAGTTTGTTTAAGTTGGGTAGATCCTTTATAAGTTGTTGTTCTAATTTACGTCTCATCATAAACATTTTAAATTCGATCCACTGATACCTGATCACAAGATCAGCATAAGCGAATAAGCGCATAGTTTCTTCCACGCCAGCATACGCTACCATGAGGACAATGAGAGAGATGATTACATATATGCCAAGCATAATATTATTCCACTACAAACATTATAATATATGTAGTGAAAAATATTGTATCGTTAGGCTACATTTTTATAAGTGTTGGTTTACACATCCTCTACAAGAGTTCCTAACCTCCTGCGTATCTCACGAAGTTCCTCAAAATCTTTTTTCTTTGTTCCCCCATCGTATTCCCACGCTAGTCCTTCGGCAATCATTTGCTCGTTAAGGGACACACTGTCGTCCCCAATGTAAAGCCAACCCAGAAGACGCCCGTATTTGCCAGTGCCACCAACAAGTTCAGTCCTAACAGACAACTCATCATCACCAGCCAACGTGCCTTCGAGTTTTTCTTTGAGCCAGTTGGTTGCGTCGATTCCAAGTGCTTTCTCCTCTAAGTTCTTCGTCCTTTTCTCTGGCGTATCCACACCCGCTACCCTTACACGTTCCTTTTTGTATAAGTCAAACCCCAAATCTATTGTCACGTCTATTGTGTCACCATCAAGGACACGGTTGATCTCCGTCACTCGGAAGTTGTAGCAACTTTTCCTGCTCGGTGGCGTCATCTGTCCCATGTTGCATCTCCATATATGCCATACGAAGTATGTATATGACACAATACAGAGTAAATGCTATTCCACAGCAAAGAAGTATAATAACGCTCCAAACAACTTCAACGTCTGTGGACGTACCAAATACCCATGATTGGAACAACGATAAGTGCATAACAAAGTGCTCCTAATGTATAGGGGTTATTTAGAACCCATGTTGCGATATGTCCCATTAGAATAAAGAAACTAAAAACAAAAATACTCCAAACATACACATGAAAATGAGTATGCCTAATTGAACTGCGATCTCATGTCCCATAGTCTTCTAAAGTAAATGTCTACTTCATTCAACCCTTCAAGTGGAGGTGGCATAGTTTGTTCTGCCCACCCTACACAAAAATCTAACATCTCTGGTGTGACCTTATCAACACCAAACATTCTGGAAAAAGATGATGCTGCGAAATGAAACCGCCTCTTAGTGTGCAGTTCCATTTCCCTTGTAGTGTTCGGATTCATAGTAGTGTCCCTTCTTAGAACCGAAATAGATTGTAGCTAAAACAAAAGGCACTGCTACAATAGCAAGTGCCCATCCAAGTAAGTGTTCCATTATTCCTCAGCGCAATTTTCTTCTTGATAGTATCTCAACTTTTTGACTAAGTGCTCATACTCATCCCACATGTATTCAGAACCAGTCTGTTCCTGGTATTCTCTACACGCACGGATAAGTCTTGTGATGTCGTTGGAATTAAATTTCATCATGGTAAAACATCTCAAAAGTAATTATATCAATTTATACTAGCAATTCCACGCTCTTAAGGATTTATTAATACGACTATCTTTGTCGTTGGCAGTTTTCTTAGAAGTTAATTTCTTTTTCATGCCCTTCATTCGAGCACAAAAGGATGCCCTACGGGGATTTCCAACCTTCTTGCTTGGTGCTTTAAGGTCAGATCCAGGATTTTCTCTCTCGTAAGACTTTCTACCTTTCTCGTTAAGTCCACCTTCTTTTGACTGCCCTGATTTTTTGGTCCAGGCAGCACCTTCTTCTAGCTCCGTTTCCTCGCGCTTGACGGATTTGATGGGGACAGCGAAACGATCCCATGCTTTCTCTCCGTAGGAGCACTCATCTCTAGTTTCTGGTTTTTGACAAAGCTTACAGAATTTCTTTTCTTCTTTTTCTTTCTTCTTTGCTTCTTCAGCGAGATGCTTGATCTCTTTATATGCTCTCATGATAAACGCTGAGGGTTTACCCTTTTATTTAGTTATCTACAAGTATAATATCAAAGATTGCTCCACCACCTATACCATTTTGAGAGAGACCTTTTACTTCTAAATCAGTTTTCTCTTCAAATCTCAAAGGAACTGGATAGTCATAGTTGAACCCAGCAGCAAATACACCAAATTGACCTTTGACATTAAATGCTCCACCAAAAGGTCTTGCATATAATCTAAACAGAGCATCATTGTTAGCATCAACAGAACCTTGAAGTTTCATCAAATATCCTGTCTTGCCAGCAGGGATCGTATATAATGACATCAAAGTTTGACCAGCACCAGCAATAATTACTGCTACATCATTGACACCATTTTTAATTCTAATCTCATCCGCATTAGTTGTGCCAGTATTTGCAGTAACCATTCTTGCACGGAACACTCTGGAGAATTGTGCTACTGATGCAGCACCACCAATAGTTAGTGTTTCTGTTACTGGGGCATAGTTTTCATCTAAACCCTGAACTTCTACAGTTCCGCCATCATCAGTTACGTTATCGCCAGCATTATCTGCAACTGCAGTTACTGTAGCGGCAGCATAGTATGCATAATCTGCTGCCTTATCCCAAATGGTTTGCCAAGAACCAGCAATGGTATCTCTATATCCAAACTTATTGATGTGTGAATAACCAGTTAGAAGACCAGCCGCAATTGGAATGTTGGCGGCAGCACCATAACTGTTGAGTGGATTGCCGTTTTCATCGGCAAGCATCACAACTTCAAAGTTAGTAGTGTCTTGAACTCTATATGCTTGTTCGTTCTTATTCCACTGTGCCATTAGTTTCCGTATGCGATTTTACTTGCGAATACAGTTGCTGCTGTAACTGCTGTTGGAGTTGGTGTAGCTCCATCATCAGCAGAAATAACAACGGCGGGCGTCTTTTCGATAGAAACTCTCTCACCAGCAGCAATCCAAACAGTAACAGCAGATGCCTCTGCTATTAAAAGTCTAACAGCAGTATTGTTTGTATTGATTACTGATACAATACTGGCAGCATCTACATCTGATGGTGTTGCTAAATCAACAGCAGTTGATAGTGGTTTTATCGCCATGTTCCCGCACTTTTTTATTATTTATCTCTTGCCGCCGCCCATCTCTTTCAGCATCTTCTGAAGTTCTGTAGTGCTACCAACAAACATAGCATTGTTGGTGACACGAGATGGACCTTTCTTTTCCTCGTCAAGATCCTTCATCTTCTTATGGAGATCCTGTAGTTTCTCAGTCATGTCTGCGACGTGCTTCATTGCCGCTACAGCAACCTCATATGCTCTCGGGTGCCCTGACTCCTGAGCGACCTCTAAAGCGCCTCTGACCGCCTCCTGACCCTGATCTATGAGGCTGTATAGTTCGCCTCTGGTATATTCATAATCTTTTTGGCGATCGTCATCAGTTTTCTCAACCTTTACTGGTGGTTTTTCTTCCACAGGTTCAGCACTGATATTGAGGATCTCCTCCATGTTTTCTTCTAAGTTCATAAGTATTCAATTCCTTCATTAAATCCAAAGTCATCTGCTGCAGTTAATAATGCATCATCTGCTGCATCAATATTTCCATCACCATCAAGATCTTCTAATGCTTTTGGAGTGTAAGTTCTTGTAATATTTCTCTTACTAATAGAAAGATCCCCACTGGTTTCATGTATGATAGACTTCCTGATAATATCAGATTGACTAAATGGACCATACATGTAAGTCTTAGCAGTAAAATTCAGTGTGTAAATGATATATCTTCTCTGTAGAAAACTATCATCCCACTCATCTTCGTAATTGATGTTATTCAAAACAAAAGCAACATCTCTCTTTTCATCCATTTCTGGAATCATGTTTAGAGTGACAGAGAATGATGGTTGAAAGTATGGAAGAATTTGCTCCACAATCTGTAGTGCATCATCTTGAGACTTGGCAATAACGCCAAGTTCAAATCCCAAATTGTATGGAACTGGAACGTACTGTGTCTTTACTTCAGTACCATCATCAGAAATAACAGATTTGTATTTTTGAATTGGACTTGTCTTTCTTGACGAATCGTAATCAATA